GCCCTCTCAGGCTCCCCACGTTCTACTAGGACAACTCCACGAAAGGCCATCGCATGGGCAAGACGATAAAATCCTCCAATGTCGTGTACTTGGGGCAGGGCGGCTATGAAAATAGCGGCGCTACCCATCCTGTATACGCGACCGGCGTTCGAGACTATCAGGACAATAAAATCCTTATTAGCAACGGACACTATCGCTACCAGGAACTTGGCAAGTACCCGTGGATCGGGGGCCCTTTTCACTCCATTGGCAATGAATATCATTGCACCACGCAGAACGTTGGCCAGATATGGCGCGGCGGTCCGCTTGGGGAGTTTTATCAGGGTAGTTTTATCGGTACGCTTCCAGTCATCTCTCTGACAGGGTCTTGCGACCCTAATCCGTTTGGTGCTGAAGCGTACGCTCGACTGAAGCCCACCAGTCCTGAGTATGGTTTCCTGCAGTCCATATATGAACTGCGGGAGTTGCCGAAGCAACTTCGCCAGAGGTTCTTCGATAACAGGGAGGGTCTCAAAGGATCGTTGAGGTCCGTTGGTGACTACTACCTAGCTATCAAATTTGGCTGGGAACCTCTCCTTCGGGATGTCCGGAACTTCGTTCTCGGGCAGAAGAAGGCTCAAAAGAGGTTAGATCAGTTTATTCGCGATGAAGGTCGAGCTGTTCGTCGAGAGGTCCGCCTCCTCGACAACATATCCGAGGTAACGACTAGTCAGAGCAACGCATATGCAGCGGTTAACCCGGTGCTTGTGACGCAGTTCTACACTCGTCAACCTCGGTACACTGAGAGGAGATGGTCGCGTGAGTCGGTCTGGGCTTCTGCCCGGTTCCGCTTTTGGCTACCCTCTGGACCCCGGAACGTAGTTTGGACGAATTCGATGATGGGAAAGATCTTTGGTCTTAACCCATCGCCGAAGCATATCTATGACTGCATTCCGTGGTCGTGGCTCATCGACTGGTTCGGCAGCGTTGGAGATTGTTTAGAAAATCTCGACGCTGGTGTTGCCAGTCGGCTTGCCGCCGACTACTTCTACGTAATGCATAGCAAGGAAAACTATGCAATACGTGACTCGAACGCCTGGTTTCAGGATAAGAGCAAGAATATCATCGGCGCAAGTGTTACCTGCAACCGACGTACCTGGACTCATACCCGGGCACAAGGTGATCCTTTCGGATTCGGCACACCAGCTTCAGGGCTGAGTGCCTCAAGGTTAGCGATTCTGGGGGCATTGGGCCTCTCCCGTCTCCGTTAACTTCCCACGTCGTGAGACGTTAACAGCGTAAAGAAGGAGCTTTCAATGCTTGCCGATCCTCAGTCCGTGACCATCAACGCCGTCGCTACCTCGCTTCCGCGAGTGTCGCAGGGCGCCACGCAGAACGTCTATACGTCTGCTGATGGTAACACGTCCCTCACCACGAAGCAGAACATCACAGCGTCTCGCTTCCGTCGAGAGATTCGTCTCTCGCAGAAGAAGATCGCTGCCGACCCCATTTCCGCAGTAAATACGGAGAAGGGGGTCAGTGTCTACCTCGTGATCGATGAACCCCGTGCGGGCTTCACCGATACTGAGATCGGGTATCTGATCGATGCCTTGAAGGCGTGGTCGACTTCGACCAACTACAACAAGGTTCTCGGCGGCGAGTACTAACCGTACTCGCGTTCAGATACTTCACTAACCGGAGCAGCATTGAACGGTCCTGTTGTCACCTACAAAGGAGGTAACAGTGAAAAGACCGACCATGCTCGTCGAGGCCATACTGGTTCAAGCCAGTCTGGACCTAGACTTGTCCGTAGAACGCGACATCGCACTTGTGCGACGTCGTTGTGAACACGAAGGGTTGTCGTTTCTCACGATAACCCTCCCCAAACTCTCGGATTCCCTGGAAAGGGGCCTGGAGTCTGGGCGGTTCTCATGTCCGACAGATTTCTGTCGGCATGGAAGTCTCCCTCGATTTCTCGGAGGTTTCTTCAACCGTGTGTTCGCTCGATCGGGTGATCTATTAGAACGTCCCTGTGTCGAAAGCATTGCTGCCATTCGACAGATCTGCCGCTTCTATAAGAAGCTTCGGATGGGCTGTACTCCTGCTCGTGAGCAGGCTGCTATAGCCCGATACGTTCAAATAGAGGACGAACTCCGTTCAATGACGTCTCAGGTCAGCCGAAAGGACTGTACCCTTGATCAAGTTTCGAGGATCTTATGGTCTCAGGTTTTTCCTGAGCTTGATCCAAACGATCTTGTTTGTCGTCATGGCCCTGGTGTCACTGCGGATCATGTTGGCGCTAACCAGCGTCATCTTTTCCGATATTGGTACACTAGGAGCGAGTTCTCCTTCCCCTCAGATCTCCACGCCTATCCCAACTACGGGTGGGCCTGGGACTCAGGAAAGAAGGACATCGGAGGCTCAGAACTTGAGTACCGAGACATCCGGGATGAACCGGCCGTCAGAGTAGTCTTTGTTCCGAAAACTCAGATGAGTCCACGAGTCATTGCAGTTGAGCCGTACCCTATGCAGTTCATGCAACAGGGCCTTATGCACCACCTCGTGGAGCGTTTGGAGACTCACCGCCTGACGAAGCAGTCCGTGCGCTTTCGCGACCAGACTGTCAATCAGAGACTCGCTCACCGTAGCTCTGTAGATCGTAGTCTTGCAACTATCGACCTCAAAGACGCGTCCGACCGAGTACATTTCATGCTCGTGCGGCGTATCTTTGAGGGATCCGGCATCCTTGATTATCTCGAGGACGCTAGATCTCTGCACGCTACATTGCCAAATGGCCGTAATCTAATACTGTCTAAGTTCGCCTCGATGGGTTCGGCAATTTGCTTTCCCGTTGAGGCCATGGTGTTTTACACCCTTATACAGTCCGCGATGCACGGCCAGGACCGCAAGCGACCGACTAGTTCGTCGATACAGCGCTATAGTGCTATGATCGATGTTTACGGAGATGATATTATCATCCCCGTGAACTATACGGACGCTGTTGTGGATACCCTCGAGTCCTATGGACTCAAGGTTAACATCGACAAGTCCTTCCGGTTTTCACAGTTCCGGGAGTCTTGTGGTGGTGACTTCTATGACGGAGTGGATGTTAAACCCATCTACGCCCGAGAAGTGCCACACGATGGTCCACGACGCTGGACAGCCTCTGAAGTGATGTCATGGGTTTCTACCGCCGACCAGTTTTATATGGCTGGTAAGTGGCATGTTGCCCAAGTCATCCGCTCCATGCTGGAGAGCGTATTGCGGTTGAGAATACCCCGAAGCCGCTCACGCGGAACCGGAGTATTCTTCTATTCTCTGCTGTTCGACACAGACCTCAGGTGGAACCCAAGGTTATGCGGATGGCAGCAGAAACGCATCGTTTACCACCCAACTAAAAAGAAGGATGATATCGATGGACACGCAATCGCCTGTCTCAACAAGTGGTCCCAGAGTATCGCGCGCGCTCAACTACATCATGGAGCTCCACGTCCGCAGGAAACTGCGGGCCGAAGAGCGTATAACCACGATGATATTGGACTCGCTCGAACCTGGTCACTTGAAGAACGATGGAACCAGGTATCTCGAAGGCCTGGCTACCTATCTATCGCTACCGAAAGCGACCGACACCAAGCGAGGGACAGTGCATCTGCACCGTTCTCCACTAGGTCGGAAGCTTCTGGAAGACGTAGATATTCGTCGCCAGAGCTTTTTGAATACCTCAGACTCCATGCTCTCAGAGATTCTGAGATGGTCGAAAGATCATCCCTAGATTTCTCTTCAAGTGCGAAGCGCGGTGGCTTCAAGTCGAAACACCGATGGGTCATGACGCTGTCATGACGTAGGTATTCCTACTGAAG